GAACATGGCAAAGTCGGCCCCTATTGGCCCCGAAATGGCCCCTAGGGGCGAGAGGGGCCATGGGGGCAAAAAGTCGCTTTTCCGGCCCCGTTCGGCCCCTATATTCCTTAAGGAATAGGGGCCATAGGGGCCAAGCGATGCGGCGCGAAGTTTGAGGACAAAACGAGCATGGACATCGACCAGATTTTAGAAGAGCGCGGAACCCGATATGGCGAGTTCGTTGGGGTGTCTCTGGTCGCTCAGAACATCAAGGCTGCGATGCGGCGCAGCGATAACTGGGCGAAGCTCCCGGCTGATGCGCGCGAAGGTTTGGAGATGGTGGCGAACAAGCTAGGGCGCATCCTGAATGGGGATTGCCTCTATGTCGATTCGTGGCGTGATGCCGAAGGGTATCTGAAACTGGTGGCGGATCGGCTGGAGGCAGTCTCTTGCAACGGATCGACTGATCACGTATTTGAAGATCACCAGCCCGAGATCGGAAACTGAGATGACGCCAAAGATTGAACAGGTCGCAGTCGCTGACCTTATCCCCTACGCCTCAAACTCCCGCACCCATTCCGATGCGCAGATCGCACAGATCGCAGCGAGCATCCGAGAGTTTGGCTGGACGAATCCGATTCTGATCGGCGGCGATAATATCATCATTGCCGGTCATGGCCGCCTACTGGCAGCGCGTAAGCTGGGCATGGAGCAAGTGCCAGCCATTGTCCTCGACCATCTATCCAAGGCCCAGCAGAGGGCGCTGGTGATTGCAGATAACAAGCTGGCGTTGAATGCCGGGTGGGATGAAGATTTGCTGAAGCTGGAACTGCAAGAGCTAGGTGATCTAAATTTCGATCTAGCCCTGACCGGATTCACCCTCGAAGAGATTGGCGATCTCTTTGATGAAGGGGAAGAGCCAAGCGAAAGCGAAGAAAATTACAGCCGCAAGATCGAAGCGCCGATTTACGAAATCAAAGGCGAAAAACCAAATTTGCCTCAGCTTGTTGATCGGTCGCGCACGATTGATCTTATCGCGGAAATTGAAAAAGCCGACATATCAAAGGAAGTGGCGCAGTTCTTGATCCATGCGGCAGAACGGCACACAATCTTTAATTTTAAAAATATCGCGGAATATTACGCGCACAGCGACCCTGAGATTCAATCTCTGATGGAGCGCAGCGCATTGGTGATTATTGACTTTGAGCGGGCTATAGAAGAAGGCTTCGTGGCCCTGACTAACCAAGTAAAAGATATTTACACGCAGGATCATGGCGATGCGTGATGATTTTGCAGTAATGCTGCTGACACATGGCCGGGCCGATAACGTCAAGACCATTCGGGCTTTGGAAGAAGGAGGTTATACCGGAAAGGTGTTTATCGTCATTGACGATGAGGATGCACAGGGCGATTTCTATCGCAAGAGATTTGGCGATCAGGTGCGCATGTTCTGCAAGGCTGAATGGGCCGACCGCATCGATGATGGCGACAATTCGGGCGATACGCGAGCAGTCGTCTATGCCAGAGCGGCTTGCGTTGAGATTGCGAAGGAAGAAGGGCTGCGCTGGATCGTGCAGCTTGACGACGATTATACGGCCTTCTTTTACAAAAACGACAACGAGAATCGCTATTGTAGCAAAAAGATCAGGCAACTGGATCAGGTATGGTCGGCCATGCTGGACTTCGCTGATCGGGCAAACGTGGCTTGCATTGCTATGTCGCAGGAAGGCGACCATATCGGTGGCCCAAACTCAATGTACAACAAGACAATCCGAATGAAGCGTAAGGCCATGAACTCAATGTTTATGCGCGTCGATCAGCCGGTATCATTCGTTGGCAAGGTCAATGAAGATGCGACGATGGCAACCGTCGAAAGCCTTCGAGGCCGACTGATCTTTACGACGATGGGCCTTTGCCTGACTCAAGGCGTGACGCAGCAGAACAAAGGCGGCTTGACCGATATTTATCGAGATCAGGGGACATACATCAAAAGTATGTATTCTGTCCTTTACGCGCCCGCCTGCGTCAAAGTAAAAAACATGGTTGTAGGCGAAAAGCGCCTTCATCATATCGTTGACTATGAACGATGCTGCCCGAAGATTATTCGAGAGCAGCACCGCAAAGTCAGGCATTCGTAATATGATCGGCGCTCCCCCTCGCCGTCACGGCGTAAATCATGGTGCGCCCGTCACCGAATTGTTCGCCATACGCTTTGGCAGCATCGATGGTGTCGAACTTGGCGCGCGTCCGAGTGCGTGGATCGCGGCCACGAACGGCGGTAAAGTAAGCCGCATTGGCGAGGCAGTTGGATTGATGTGCATCGAGATTTGTCATTGCTTCCTCCGTTGTGCAATTTTCAATATCAGACACGCAGAAAGTGGCAAGAGAGAAAAAAATGCCTCACGTTAACCTTACCGCGAAGCAGGAAGCGTTTGCTCAGGGCATCGCTGATGGGCTGGGGCAAGCTGATGCTTACCGGCGCGCTTACGGCAACGAAGATTGGAAAGACAGCACGATCTATCCCGTTGCTTCGCGTCTGATGAAAAATAGCAAGATAGTCGCAAGACTAGCCGAGCTTCGTTCAGAGGTGCAGGAAAAGCAACTTTGGTCACGCGAAATGTCCGTCAAGGCGCTGGTGCAAGCGTTCCGTGAAGGCAGCGGATCAGTTAAGGTTGCGGCTGTCAAAGAGCTTAACGCGATGCACGGATACAACGAACCGGCCAAGCTGAACATCAACGGCAACTTGCTCACTCGCATCCAGCGCCAAGTGATCGATGACAACGCTAACGATTAACACGCCTCGCTGGTTCAAGCCGTTCCTGTCGCCCAGCCGCTACAAGGGCGCGCATGGTGGGCGCGGGTCGGGCAAGAGCCACGCCTTTGCGGAGGCGGTGATCGAGGCGCACGTTATCGATCAGAAGCGGCGCACGGTCTGCGTCCGTGAAATCCAGAAGTCGCTGGCGCAATCGGTCAAGCGGCTGCTGGAGATCAAGATCGAACAGATGGGCGTCCAATCCTACTTTGAGGTGCAGGAATCCCAGATCAAATGCCGTCATGGCGATGGCCTGATAATCTTTCAGGGGATGCAGAACCACACCGCCGACTCCATCAAGTCGCTCGAAGGCTACGATTGCGCATGGGTCGAAGAAGCGCAGAGCCTGAGCCAGCGCAGCCTCGATCTGTTGCGCCCGACAATCCGCAAGCCGGGCAGCGAACTCTGGTTCACATGGAACCCGCGCCTCGACAGCGACCCGGTTGATGCGCTGCTGCGTGGCGATAAGTTGCCGCCGGATTCCATCGTTGCCGAAGTCAACTATCGCGACAATCCGTGGTTCCCTGACGTTCTCAAGGCCGAGATGGAATACGACCGGGGTCGCGACCCGGACAAATACAAGCACGTCTGGCTTGGCAGCTACGTTGCGTCCAGCGAGGCCCGTGTCTTCACCAACTGGCGCATCGAGGACTTCGAGGCACCGGCAGACGCAACGCACCGCTTTGGCGCTGACTGGGGCTTTGCGGTCGATCCTACGGTGCTGGTGCGCTGCCACCTGATCGGGCGGACGCTCTACGTTGACCATGAAGCCTATCGCGTCGGCTGCGAGATTATCAACACGCCAGAGCTATTCCTGACCGTGCCGGAGTCTGAGAAGTGGCCAATCGTGGCGGATAGCGCCCGGCCAGAGACGATCAGCCATCTACAGAAGAACGGATTCCCTCGCATCATGGCGGCGGTCAAAGGCCCGAAGTCTGTCGAAGAAGGCATCGAGTGGCTGAAGAACTACGACATCGTGGTGCATCCGCGCTGCCAGCACATGATCGACGAACTCACCCTCTACAGCTATAAAACAGACCCACTCACAGGCGCTATATTGCCGGTGTTGCAAGATCGTGATAACCATGTCATCGATGCACTGCGTTATGCGTGTGAGGCTCTGCGGCGGGCGGCACCTAAAAAGGCTGTTGAGATTACGCCAATGGCAACGATGAACAGGTGGTAGATGGCGCGATTGACCAAAGACCAGCGGCTTGCAAACGTCCACCAGCAGGCGCTGAACGACTTTGACAACTGCCAGACCGTCATGCGTGACGAGCGTTTGCAATGCCTGCAAGATCGCCGCTTCTACTCAATCTCCGGCGCGCAGTGGGAAGGCCCGCTAGGCGACCAGTTCGAGAACAAGCCGCGCTTCGAGGTCAACAAGATTCACCTAAGCGTTATCCGCATCATCAACGAGTATCGCAACAACCGCATTGCTGTAGACTTCGTATCAAAGGACGGCAGCAAGAACGATGTTCTGGCCGAGACCTGCGACGGTCTGTATCGCGCCGATGAACGAGACAGCGGAGCCGAAGAGGCTTACGACAACGCCTTTGAGGAGGCTGTCGGCGGCGGCTTTGGCGCATGGCGTCTGCGCACCGTTTATGAAGATGACGAGGACGACGACAACGACCGGCA